AGAGCAATCCATAAAAAAGGAGTTAATGAAAGATGGTAACAGCAACAAGTGATGTAACGGGATTACCCATTCGGACTAAAGCTAAGACCGATTCTTACGATGCTGGGTGGGAGGCTTTATTTAACAAGTCTCCTGTACCTCTTGGGGAAGACACTAGGCCAAAAGACCGTATTAAGCAAGGCATCTCTCCTCATGCAAGTATAGAAGATTGGGACTGTCGGAAATGATGTTCATGGTTGCGTTTGAAGAAATTATGGAAGGGTTTAACTGCGACTTAAATACTGCAATACAACTATACCAACGGGGGACGATATGGGAAGACGTATAGAAGTTGACGAGGATTATCACAACTCTATCGAAAGAGACTCACACTTACTTGAGTGCCTAATGTATTACGGTGTTGACTCATGGGAAGAGTTTGACAATGCGCTAGTTCTGTACGAAGAAGAAAAAGAAGAGGAATACGAATGAAGGGTCAGATTAGAGGTTTAGCTTTAGAACTATTACGTCAGGACTGTGTGGATTGCATAGTCGTGGCAGATGAGTTTGAAGGCTTAGACTATAGCTCCGAACACATGGAATTACTGTCTAAATCTGAAACGGCTTGTAAGGCATATGACGATGCTTTGCATAAGGAATCTAAATGACCTCACCCTGCATCAATATCTGTCACCTCAATGATAACGATATTTGTGTGGGGTGCTTTCGTTCCAGCGAAGAGATTACAACTTGGAAAGACTTAGATAACGAAGCCCATAAACAAATATTAGCCGAGGCACGTGAGCGAGAGCTAACGCTAAATGTGCCTAATTCCTTTTAACGTACCGTTACAGTAAAGCCCTTATGAATAACATACTTGGCAAATCCTTGGGTATATCTCAGGGACTCTTAACAACTCTCGACAAGCTATTTCCAGACACACTACCAACCCAACAAATCAGCATTGAGGAACTTCGGTTCCTTCAGGGTCAAAGGAGTGTCATTAAGAAACTGTCAGAGTTATCCGAAGACGATTTTAACAGGGAGTAGACCAATGTGTTTATTCGGCAGTAGTTCCAAACCAGAACCCGCACCAAAACCACCCGCACCAGCTAAAGCCCCCGCGACTTTAGACTTCTCAGATATGGAAACGACACCTAGTTCCTCGCGTAAGCGTAGGGCTAAAGGTAAGCGTGGAGTCCGTAACATGCGTACTAATACTACAGGCATGAACATGGGTGGCTCTGGTTCACCTAGTTTAAACATCCCTAGCAATAAGGGGGGTAGTTAATATGTGTGAAGCAGGTGCAGCAGCAGGTGGAGGTGGCGGTGATGATAAAGACGACAAGCCAGCAAAGAAAAAGAAAAACATCGTTAAAGAAATATTCACACCAACTGCCGAATCAATAGCTAAGAACAAGGTTGCAGGTGCGAAACACACAGCAAGTCAAAAAGCTAAAGGAATCGGTGTGGCCCGTTCTAACTTTACAAGTGGTGATGGGACTAGGATTAAAGGAGTGGCTAACTCTGAAACTAACCCTGCATTAGTAAGGTTAGCTAAACAAGGTAAGAGAGGTGCAGAAGGTCTTAATGAACTAGCACGTCAGCAATCAGCCACCACAGGAAAAGACACAAGCTTTACAGGAGTCTTTAATTCTTTAATGTCGGGTGAAAAACACGCACCACGTCAGAGTTTACTAGAGTTTGGAAAGACTCAGGGATTGCCTAACACTGGCCCACCCTCTCAGGGCTTTAAAGAAGGTACATCATCTATTAAAGCTGCCTCACCTAGAAAGAGAATTGCCTTAACTATTGGCAACTACAATGGTGGTGGTGGAAGTTCTGGCGGCTCAAATCAAGATACAGCTTTGGCGGGTGGCAGTGCTGGACGAACCTCAGATGTTAACAACAAAAAGAACATGTTAGCAGTGAATAGAAAAGTAAAGGCCAAAGGCAAAAAAGGCACTAGGAATATGTCTGGACTTGCTTACTCATCTAAAGGCACTGGTTTAAATATTTCAACTTAAATAAAAGAGAATGATTAGCTATGCTACCAACCCAAGGAGCAGCAGCTAAACGCTATGCACAACTCGAAAGTGACCGTACACCCTTCTTACATAGGGCAAGAGAAGCAGCCGTACTAACCATACCTACGCTCATGCCCCCCGAAGGGCATACAGGTTCTTCGTACTACGATACGCCCTACCAATCCATTGGTGCGCGTGGTGTTAATAATTTAAGTTCTAAGTTATTGATGACCTTATTACCTCCTAACTCACCTTTCTTTCGCCTGACTATTGATGACTTTGATCTTCAGAGTCTAGCGGGTGGTGAAGGTGCTAGGGGTAAAGTAGAAGAAGCACTCTCACGGATAGAACGCGCTGCTATGCAAGAAGTAGAAGCTACAGCAGTTCGTGTCCCAGTGTTTGAAGCTTTAAAACAACTCATTGTTTCAGGTAACGTGTTAGTTCACATGCCTAAAGACGGTGGTGTTCGTGTATTTCGTTTAGACCGTTACGTATGTCAGCGTGACGCAATGGGTAATGTCCTAGAGATAATTACCAAAGAAACCGTCAGCCCCCTTATGCTTCCTGCAGAAGTCCAAGAGTTACTGACCAAACCAACTGGCGACTCACAGCTTAAATCCGTTGACCTTTATACAAACGTCAAGCGTGTTAATAAGAAGTGGGAAGTACACCAAGAAGTTGAGGGCCAGCTTATACCTAGTTCTCAAGGCTCGTTCCCCTTAGATAAATCACCCTTCATGTCACTACGTATGGTGCGTATTGATGGTGAGTCTTACGGACGTGGTTATGTTGAAGAGTTTATAGGTGACTTAAGTTCACTAGAGACTCTGACTAGGGCTATTGTTGAAGGTTCAGCAGCCGCAGCAAAGGTACTATTCTTAGTCCGACCTAACGGCACGACCAAAGCAAGAACCATAGCTAACACACCCAACGGTGGCATAGCGGCAGGTGATGCTAATGACGTGTCTGTATTGCAGCTTCAGAAATTTAATGACTTCCGAGTAGCACAAGATACAGCACGTGAGATTACTGAGCGACTTGCCTTTTCATTCTTAATGAATAGTTCAGTCCAGCGTAAAGCTGAACGTGTTACTGCTGAAGAAGTACGCTACATGGCTCAAGAACTTGAGTCAGCATTAGGTGGCGTGTATTCCATACTCTCTCAAGAGTTCCAATACCCCTTAGTCAAGTTACTACTCTCCCGTATGGAGAAGAGTGGCAAGATGCCTAAGTTCCCCGACAACACCTTAAAGCCTCAGATCGTTACTGGTATGGAAGCTTTAGGCCGTGGTCAAGACCTCAACAAACTCTCTCAGTTACTTCAGATGTTAGCCCCATTGGGTAATGAAGTGCTTGCACGTGAGTTAAACGTAGACGATTACATTGATCGACTTGGAGCGTCTTTAGGAATAGATACCACTGGATTGGTGAAATCACCAGAACAGAAATCGCAGGAACAACAACAAGCGCAGCAACAGCAACAACAGCAAATGATGGCTTCAATGGCTGAAAAAGCTGTCGGGCCTGTTGCTCAAGGCATGATGAAACAAGGACAAGGTGAACAGTAATGGCAATAGGACTAAGTGCGGCAGATGAACGCATGATAGCTAAAATTGAGGCTGACGCGGCTTCAAGTAAGACAAGTAAAGTCAAGGCTAAAGCTTTAATAAAAGAAATTAAAGAAGCAGCAGCCAAGCGTAAGAAACCTAAGTTTAATAGCAAGGGTGAGACAGTAGCAAAAGAAGAGGCTAAGAAGAAGCCAGCAGCTAAGAAGAAACCCGAAGCTAAGAAGAAACCCGAAGCTAAGAAGAAGCCCGAAGCTAAGAAGAAGCCAGCGGCTAAGAAGAAGCCAGCGGCTAAGAAGAAGGTTGTTAAAAAGCCAGCAGCAGTTAATCCAAACGGTGTGGCAAAAATAACCAAAAGGTCTTCAGCAAGGGGTAAGTTAGTACGTGCATTGTCTGGCAATCAGGTATCAACATCTTCTAAGGCAGTCGGCCCTACAGACCCTAACGCTAACAAGAGTAAAGCAACTCAGAAGTTCAAGCGTCAGGAGAAAGTTGTAAAAGGTACAAATAAAACTGTTAATCCTAAAGCTATACCTGATGGGACTAAAATTGGCCCCGCTGGTGAACGTATTAGCCCACAATCTAAAAAGACTCCCAGTAAGTTACTAAGTAGGTTAGCTAAATTCGGTAAAGGTGCATCTAGATTCGCAGGGCCAGCAGGTGTTGCTATTACAGCAGGTTCTTTACTAGCGTCACTTATTCCTGAAAACACCAAAGGTGGTGGCATAGGTGGGCGTAAAGGCCAAGCTGGGTACACAGGTGTTGACCCTAAAAAAGTAGGGAATAAGAAAAAACCTACAACTGCACAAGTAGCTACTTCCTCAGTGGCTTCAACAACCGATAAGAAAGACACTGGTAAGAAGAAAACAACCACGACAAGTTCCTTCGGTGCTGCATTTAGAAAAGCTAAAGACGCTGGAGAAAAGGTGTTCTCTTGGAATGGTAAGTCTTACTCAACGGCAACTAAAGATGACGTTAAGAAGTCAGGTAGTAAGAACCTACGTGAACACTTAAACAAGCAAAACAAGAAAAAGTCTAAATAAATTATCTGTTTGGAGACAGTTAAAAATGGATACAGTTAACACATATGAAGAAACCGTTGAAGACGGTCAGCACACATTAGATATGCTAGAAAAGGCCGAAGGTCTTGAGAATCCTGATGCGTCTGACCGTCCTGAATGGCTCCCTGAGAAGTTCAACAGTGTTGAAGACATGGCGCAAGCTTATGAATCTCTCGAACAGAAGTTAGGCTCTCAGGACGAAGAAGAGTACGAAGAAGAAGAAGAATTAGAAGATGATGAGTTAGAAAGCATAGTTGATGGGCTTGAAGAGGAAGGTATTGATTTCGATTCCTTATCTCAAGAGTTCGCAGAACTAGGTGGACTAACTGAAGATTCTTACGATTCTTTAGTAGAAGCTGGAATCCCTCGCTCTATGGTTGACCAATTCATAGATGGTCAAATGGCAGTAGCGAACCAGATGCAGCAGGAAGCCTTTGAGCAGGTTGGAGGACAGGAAGCATATGAAGATATGGTTTCTTGGGCTTCTGACAATATGCAAGAAGCATCCATTGATGCGTTTAATAATGCAGTAAACAGTGGAAACGTAGAGACAGCAAATTTAGCAATACAGGGTCTACATGCTCAGTACCGTTCTGTTAACGGCAATGAACCTTCATTGGTCATGGGCGAGACTAAATCCGTAACAGGTGGGGTCTTTGATTCTGCCGCCCAACTGACCGCAGCAATGCGTGACCCAAGGTACAGTTCAGACTCTGCATATCGACAGCAAGTAGCTTCTAAATTATCACGAAGCAACATTCTGTAGATGATCTGTCTCCGCAATCTTTAAGCCCCTTCGGGGGTTTTTTACGTTTAATGAAGCAACAACTTTATTCCAAGTATCTATCGACCCACTGCGGTGGACAATCTTTATGGGAAAGGAAGTAAGAGTAGCTGAGTTTAAACAACATAACTCAACAACTTATAAATTACTTTACTTTAAATAGGTACAAATAACATGGCATTTCCAACCGACCAAACAGTCTCTCGTTTAGGACAAACTAACGGAGCAGGTGATGATCGTTCATTATTCCTCAAACTTTATGCTGGCGAAGTCCTTACTTCGTTTGAAGAAAAGAACGTGTTCATGCCTTTACATCGCTCACGTACTATCTCAAATGGTAAGTCAGCATCATTCCCACTAACAGGCACTGGTTCTGCAAAGTACCACACTGCTGGTACGTTAATTCAGGCAGACGCTATCAAGCATGGTGAGCGTATTGTAACCGTTGATGATTTGTTAATCAGCACACAGTTTATTGCTAAGATTGATGAGGCCATGAACCACTACGATGTACGTTCAATCTACTCAAAAGAGTCTGGCAACGCATTAGCGAATGTCTCAGACCGTAACGTAGCTCGTATCATTGCTAAAGCAGCTTCAATTACTACTTCGTCTTTGGCTACAACTGCTTTCGGTACTAACTTTGCTGATGAGGTGTATACCTCTAACTTCAACATTGGTACTACAACTGCTCACGCGCTTGATGGTGCTAAGATCGTAGCGGCTATCTATGCGGCTCTTGAAGAGTTCGATAAGAAAGACGTAGGTGGTGACAAAGTTTGTGTATTACCACCTGCCCAATACTACGCGCTATTGAACGTGCCTAGTGTCGCTAACGCTGCATGGTTGAACCGTGATGTTGGCGGTGAAGGTTCCGTAGCTTCGGGTGTAGTGCCTCAAGTTGGCGGTGTTAAGATTATGATGAGTAATCACTTACCTTCGACTAACCAATCTAGTTCGTCTGCTGACGTTGAGCCAGTAACTTCTACACGTACTGCGGCTTACCGTGGTAACTACGCTGCATTGCGTGGTTTGATCTTCAGCCAAGACGCTGCTGCAACTGTTAAGTTGTTAGATTTAGGTGTCGAGTCTGAGTATCAGATTGAGCGTCAAGGTACGCTAATGGTTGCTAAGTACGCTATGGGTCATAACATCCTACGCCCTGCTTGCGCCATTTCTTTGAACGCTGTGTAACTCGTTCTAGTTCTACTCTAAAGGGTGGAGGGATTAATTTCTCTCTGCCCTTTTTTTTCTTTTAAGAAGGAAAGCTAATGAATCCAACAACCAAGCTAGAAGCGGTTAATACATTGTTGGCTACGATTGGTGAATCTCCTGTTAACTCCTTAACTTCTGGTTTAATCGAAGCCAGCCTTGCAAACCAGACTTTAGATAACGTAAGTCGTGATATGCAATCAATGGGGTGGACGTTTAACACAGACTTAACCTTTAAGTTAACACCTGACGCTAATAGTGAGATTACCCTACCAGCTAATTGTATTCATGTAGACACTACATCATTACGTATGTCTTCTACCACCGACTTAGTACAGCGCGGCACACGTATGTACGACCGTATTAAAAACACTTATGTGATAACAGAAACTATTGAAGTAGACATAGTTGTTCTACTGAACTTTGAAGACATGCCTGAAACAGCCAGACGGTATGTAACTATTAAAGCTGCACGTCTTCTTCAAGACCGTGTACTAGGCTCAGAGATATTACACAGCTTTAACGCTGCCGATGAGCAAGCTGCATGGACTTCACTCACACACAACGAATCCGATGTTAGAGACCTAAATATCTTTGACAGTGCTGACACATTTTCAATTATAAACCGAAGAAGAGGTTAACCGAATGTCCTTAATCTCAGGTTCTATTCCAAATCTATTGAATGGGGTATCCCAACAACCTGCAAGCCTACGTCACGCAAGCCAAGCCGAAGTACAAGAGAACGGTCTATCTTCTGTAACACGTGGTCTTGAGAAACGGCCCTGTACTGAACACGTAGCTAAGTTAGCTAACGTAGCCAATACAACGAATGTATTCTTACATCCAATTAAATACTCCACCACTGAGGACTACACAGCAGTGTTTAGTTCCGCAGGGGTTAAGGTCTTTAATCAGGCTGGTACAGCACTTGTGGTTAATGATGCAAACGGTAACGCTATTACTACGCTTCCTACATACCTAACTGGTATATCTGATTTTGAAACATCAATTAGTGCGGTATCAGTAGGTGACACTACCTTCGTAGTAAACAAAGCTAAGACTGTAGCACTAGACACATACGTACCTACCGCACGTCCTCACGAAGCTATGTTCTACATTAGACAAGCTGACTACGGGTTAACTTTCACAATTACAGTGGGCGGTGCTTCAGCTAGTTTTACAACACCAGATGGTTCATCTTCTGCACACTCTGCTCAAATTGGAACAGACTACATAGCCACCCAGTTATTCAATGGCTTATCTATTTCTTCTCCGTTTGTTAAAGAGAAAATAGGTTCAGTGATCTACGTTAAGAACGCTAGTGCTGACTTTACAATCACATCTAGTGATGGTGCAGGTGACAGATTCCTTTACTCGTTTAAAGGCCAGACTATTGACTTCAAGAACCTACCCCGCAAGGGTAAAGTAGGCTTTAGAATTAAAGTAGCAGGTAGTAACGAGAAGAAGCAAGATGACCACTATGTAAACCTAACTCAAGGTGATAACACTAACAATGAGTTAATCTGGAAGGAAACTGTAGGCGGTTATGCAGCAGATGGGTCAGCCCTAAAGAATCGTATTAACAAGCTTACAATGCCTCACCAGTTACGTAAGGAAACTAACGGCACATTCACTTTCTCACCCCTTTCTTGGGATGACAGGAAAGCAGGAGACGAGGACACAAACCCCGTACCTTCTTTTGTTGGCTTTAAGATCAATGACATATTCTTCCACCGTAACCGCTTAGGTTTCCTTGCAGATGAGAATGTTATCTTTAGTGAAGCTGGTGAGTTCTACAACTTCTTTCCTACGACTGTACTGACTATTCTCGACTCTAATCCGATAGACGTGGCTGTATCTAACAACCAAATCTCTATCCTAAAACACGCTATTCCATTTAACGAATCCTTGTTGATCTTCTCTGACTTGACTCAGTTCATGTTGACAGCTTCAGAACTATTAACACCTGACACAGTGCATATAGATGTATCTACAAACTTTGAGGCAAACCTCACTGCTAAACCAGTAGGTGCAGGTCGTTATGTATTCTTTGGGTTCTCTAAGGGTAAATGGTCAGGTGTCCGTGAGTATTACGTTGAGCAAGCTTCAGAAACTAATGATGCTGCTGACGTATCTGCCCACATACCTAACTACTTAGATGGGACAATAAGAGGCTTATCAGCATCTTCTAACGAGGACATGCTTTTAGTGCTTACTGAAGACAAGCCTAACTCTATCTTTGTGTATCGCTACTATTGGCGTGGAGAAGAAAAGTTACAAAGTGCATGGTCAGAATGGAAGTTCACAGGCAAGGTATGTTCGGTAGCTTTTAACGGCTCAACTATTAAGATGGTTATGGAATACTCAGACGGTGTGTACTTAGAAAACCTAAGTCTTGCTAGTGATGCTGCTAGTCCTGACATGGTGTATACCACATCTAAATCTAACTACGGTGGCGGTGCTTTGCATCTCGACAGGCGTTACAAGATGACCAGTGCAACATTGCCTTATGCAGACAGCACTACACTCTTTGTGAACACTACAGGGTCTTTAAGAACTCTAACACAGGCCACAGCAGACATAGGAGCCAGTGCCATTATATATGCGGGTATCCCGTACATCTTTAAGTATCAGTTTAGTGAGCAAGTCTTAAAGCAAGACAACAAAGCAATCACAACTAACAAGCTACAGATACGAAACTTTAACATTGTGTACAGTGACACAGCTTACTTTAAAGTAGAAAGCACACCCGAAGCTAGGGCTACTCAGACACGTGAATTTAACGGCAGAGTAGTAGGCTCACTAAGTAACATACTAGGACAGGCTAACCTTGCTTCAGGAAGCTATAAGGTTTCTGTATTAACTAACTCTAAGTACGCCAAGGTTGTCATTACTTCAGACAGCTACTTACCCTGTGTCTTCCAAAGCGCAGAGTACGAAGGTTTCTTAACCCAAAGAACATCAAGGATTTAATCAATGGCCCATTACCGCGATTCCGTTCAGGAAGACGTGTACGTGCTTGCTGCAAAAATGCGGCTTGCAGACGTAGAAGAGGTAAAAGCATCCAACGCTTTAACACCTACCGAAGCCCTTCAAAAAGGATTCGACATGTCTAAAGCCCAATCAATTATACATAAAGGAGAACTAATCGGAATGTTTGGGTGCGCCCATATTGACGAATTAATTGGCTCTCCTTGGATGCTAGGTTCTGACAAAATACCAGAGATAAAGAAAGACCTTCTCAGGCAGTCAGTGGAATGGGTCAAAGAGACAAATAAACAATACCCCCTACTCATCAATTATGTAGATGCTAGAAACAAAGTGTCTATTAAATGGCTAAACCACATTGGATTTTCCTTTGTGCAGTTAGTGCCAAAGTTTGGTGTAGGGGGTATTCCTTTTTATGAGTTCGTAAGGATTAATCAAAATGTGTGACCCAGCGACAATTATAGGTGCTATGACAAGCATTGTGGCAGCAGAAGAAGAACAGAAGCAAGCCGCAGCAAACGAAAAGAACGCTAATGCTGCTTTTCTAAATGATGCCCGACAGCTTAATTTAAGGCAACGGCAGGAAGAAGAGGCAGAGTCCCAACGTGGGATGGAATCTGACATACAAACAATGAGGGATATGTCTAAAGCTAGGACAGCTTCAGGCGAGTCAGGTGTATCAGGGTTATCCGTGGATGCTCTTATGTCTGACATACTCCGTCAAAACTTATCTGATGACACTAAAGCTGCCTCTAACCTTGGGGCCACTAAAGCCCAAATAGCAGAAGAAAAGAAAGGTGCGGAAACTGGTAGACAGTCCCGTATCAATTCAGTCCCATACCCAAGCTTTGCAGCGACTGCCCTACAGATTGGCGGTAACGCTTACGAAAGCAATCCAAGTTATTTTAAGAATATAAAGAACCCATTTAAAAAGAAATCACTGGGGCATAGAGCCTCAAGATAAAAAGGAATTATAGCCGTGGCTACTAATAGAGTACAAACCCCATACCAGAAGAGTCAGGTGCGCCTCACTCCCCAAGCATCAAGAGTTGATACCTTTGTACGCCCAGCGCGTAACGACCAGATCAGTAAGGCTTTAGACAGCGTTACAGGTAATGTCCAAGAAGTTCAAAAAGTAGAAAAGCGTAGGTTTGACATGCTTGAGACAGGCAGAAAGCAAGCTGCCCAAGCAAGCTTTAATGTCGGCTACAAGTCACTTATGGAGTCAGAAACCAATCAAAGAAGAGATAGCGATAGCATGATGGGGTCAGAGAAGTTTAAGACTCTGTTTAACTCCACTTTAGATCAAGTGACTGACCCCGTATACAAAGAACTACTTGCTAATCAAATATACCAGACTGTTAACGCTGCAAGCACTGCCTCTTCTCAGCAATGGTTAAGCACAGACCTGAAGAACTCAGGGGCTAGTTTTATGAGTGACACTATCCAAATCAAGCTTGATGAAATAAGTTTAGACCCTGACGCAGCACCAGAAACTACTACACTTTTAATTAACAGTCTTATCACGGACTTGGAAGCCACAGTCAAAGAAAACAATGGTATGTCTAACACAGACCTTCAATCTGCTTTAATGGCAGAGCAAGAAAGGCGTGGCGAATTGTTCGGGGATACCCATGTAGGTGATTATTTATTAGCGTCAGGTTTTGGAAGCCCTGAGTATCGAAACAAGATTATTGCGCTTAATGCTAGGGCTGATGCTGTTGCTAAAGGTGCGGGGGTTATTGGAGCTACTAAAATCTTACAAGAAATGAATATTAAAGCAGGCACGGGTACATTTACCCAAGAAGACTCTGCAAAAGCATTTGATTTATATTCCGTAAAAGGTGTGATTACTAAAGCGGAATACCTTGCATTAGGTGTTAAGCAGGCAAAAGCTGTAGCAACTCAGTTTAACACTTCACGTAAGCAATCGGCTATGTCTGCAAGCGTTCAGGCTCTTTTAAATGGACAGGTTGCTGTAGAACAAGTTGCATATATAAAGTCAGATGGTAGTACAGCCACAGTTTCCCAAGAAGAGATAAAGCGTAACGCAGTCCTTACGATTGACAAATTAGCAAAAAAACGTGCCGAAGAGAACGGAACTGACGTATTTGCTGAAGAACTTAATCTTTATCAAAGTGCTAACTTAATTAACCCAAGGTGGGGAATAGAGGCTACACAGACATTTAAAGATTTAGGTGCAGGTAACTTAGAAAAGGCTGCTGTGGGTTTTGATAAGCTGTTAAAAATAGCGGCGGTTAATCCTAACATGCTTACTAAATATCTTACCAACGCTAGAGATTTAACGTCTTTTAAAGACTTTCAAGTTCTAAACGAAGTTCTTAATACCCCTATGGACACCTTGGCTACTATAGCTGCCCACCGCGAATTGGGTATCCAGCCCAGCCCTGCGGAGTTAAATATAGCAACAGATAGTGTTATAGAAGCTTTAGACCAGTGGTTTGACGGTGCAGCAGATATTTCCCCAGAAGACTTCAAAAACCAGTTTAGAGGCACGGCACGTAACTACGTAAAAATGATTGCAAAATATTCTCAGTTAGCACCAGAACAGGTTGCTGAATTTTATGCAGATGAAATTAAAAATGACCACGCCTTAGTTAATGGGTTCCTAGTATTTACTGGAAATTTAAGTATTGATTCCCAAGACTTTACTGACAATGCAACACTTTATCTTCAGCGAATGACGACTGCTTTAGGAGCCTATGAAGAAGGTCAGGTTTCTTTAAGGTGGACAGGACGTGGTAGCACCTTTCAACATATAGATGAAAGAGGGATGCCTATACACACTGGGCCTTTATCAAGGAATGTTCATATAGATCAGCTTACTGATTTAGCAAAGGAGCA